ATCATGGAGCTTGGCAAACTTTCAACCAAGTTATCGGCTAAACCCGTAATTAAAACAAGTGCAGCTCCTGAGCCAATCGACCCGTTAAAATCGGGTAGCGCTTTAAGTTCAGACATTGGCGATGAAATGTCAATGGATGAATGGATGAAGAAATACGGTTAGGTGAAGGACTAAGGAACTATAATGTCGAATAATTTTAAGAACACGAGTCTCGTCACTCGTATCATGCTAAAAGAGTTTATGAACTCTTTACAGCTAGGCGCGAAAGTAGATCGTCAATTAGACAGTCAATTTCGCAAAGTAGGCGCATCTATTGATGTTCGCCGCCCTATTATGTTTGTTGCCAGTGATGGCGCTGTTATTTCTTCTACACCAGATGTTGAAGAGCGCGCAGCAACCATGACGTTAGACAAGCGTAAAAAGGTCAATTTTGCTATTAGCTCTCAAGACTTAACTTTAAGTGTTGAAGATTTTACCGAGCGTTATGTTCAACCAGCGGCGGCAGAATTAGCCCAAGCTGTTGAGTCTGAAATCGCAGACGTATACAAGCAAATCGGTAACTTTGTTGGTACTCCAGGCACAGCCCCATCAACCTTCTTAGAAGTTGGCGCGGCAGCTAAAGTATTAACTAAGCTAGGTACTCCAATGAATATCCGATGGTGTGCTTTCTATGATGAAGATGCTTCATTAGCTCTTGCTGATGGCCTAAAAGGTGTGTTCCCTAACGACATTTCTAAAAAAGCAATCGAAGAAGCTTCAATAGGTCGTTACAGTAAGTTTGAGTTGTTTGAAAACCAATCTCTTAAACTTCATACTGTTGGTGTTGCTACTGGTACGCCTTTAGTTGATGGCGCATCACAAAACACTACTTATGCAGCAAGCGGTGACGCATGGACACAAAGCCTAGTAACTAATGGTTGGACAAATGATACTGCTGATATCTTACTGGCTGGTGATGTAATCACTATTGCCGGTGTGAATTCGGTTAATCGCAAGACCCGTCAAGATACCGGCGACTTGCAGACGTTTGTTGTAACTGCTGATGCAGCCGCAGGCGCTTCAACTGGCCCCGCTACATTAACCATTTCACCCCCTATCATTATAGATGGACCTTACCAAACGGTAACAGCGGCACCTGCTAATGATGCGGCGATCGTGGTTAAAACTGGTACAGGTGGCACAAGTTACAAGCAAAACTTAGCATTCCACAAGAATGCAATTACTCTTGCGATGGCTCCTCTTGATTTACCTCAAGATGGCGCAACAGCAAGCCGTGAAAGCTTCGGCGGCATCTCAATTCGTGCTGTACGCCAATATGATATTACTAACGATCAAACTATCTATCGTTTTGATATTTTATTCGGTGTTGATGCACTTAACCCTGATTTTGCAGTCAGAACAACTAGCTAGGAGTATGTCATGGGTGTTAATACTCGACTTGAGAAAGGAGCAGCCGCCACAGCAGCCGCGTTAACTGATAGCTCCAGCGGCACAGCATCACAAACAATTGCAGCAATTGGTGCAACTTATGACCAAGATGAAGTGAGAAACGCTGTTGCATCATTAGCTGATGAGATTAATAAACTCATCGCTGATAACGCAGAGTTAAGGCGCGTTTTAAATGCAGGAGGTTAGACGCTGATTAAGAAAAGGCTAGGCTAATACCCTAGCCTTTTTTATTTGTGCAAAAAAAATGGTATACTTACACAATAACACAAGGATTTAAAATGCCAAAAATATACAAAACGTGGGTATATCACGCCACTAAAAAACCAAAGATAATTAATTCTAATGAATTCGACAAGTACGAAAAAGAAGGATGGGCAGATACCCCCGCTAAATTCGCTAAAATTAAAGATTTTGGTATTGATGAAAATGATCCAAGTGCTGTACAAGTTCTAGGTGAAGCGCTTCAAGGTGTTGGTAATCGCTTAAATGGCGAATTAAACATTGATGTTATGAAGAAAAAAGAGCTTGAAGAATACGCTCGCGAACACTTTAACGTCGAATTAGATCGCCGTAGAACGCTTAAAGTTTTACGCGCAAAAGTTAGAGAATTACTAGGTAATTAATTATGACTACTATGAGAGAAGTTGTATCCGATAGCTTTGAAGAAATCGGAGTTAAAACCGCAGAAGTGCCTTTAACTGATGATGAATTACAGTCGGGTATCCGCCGCTGCAATGACATGCTTCTTGAGTGGGGTGATATCGGTATTATCGTTGGTTACAATGAGGTGCTGAATGGTGACGATGTTGTTAACGTAGAAAGAAACGCTATTGGTGCCGTTAAGTATAATTTAGCTATTAGGCTTGCCCCATCGTTTCAAAAAGTTGTTGGTAATGCTTTAGCTGCTTTAGCTAGCGGCACATTAGAGGTTTTAATGGCTTCAAATACAGATATTAGTAATATTGCTTACCCTGACACTTTGCCGCTAGGTTCAGGCAATGACTGTTCGAGTGGTGATACAGATCGCCGCTTCTTCCCTAACAATAAAACGGATAACTTCTAATGCCTCGCGTTCCATTACCAATACCATTAGGTTTTTATCAAAGCGAAAGCTTGCCGTTATCTTCTCAGCGCTGTATTAATTGGATACCTACAGTGCCAGAAGGTGAGGCTTTAAATAATCGCTCATTGATGCAACCAAGCGGCATAACAGAATTTGCAAATACTGGCCTTGGTGTTTGTCGTGGTGCCTGGGTAATGAAAAAGGTTCCTTATTTTGTCGTTGGCGACTCGTTAATCTCATTATCTGAAAGCGGAGTTGTAACAAATCACGGCACAATAAGCGGAGCGGTTAGGGTATCAATGGCTGATAACGGAACTAACTTGGTTATAGTTGTGCCTGGTGGTGACGCTTACGCATTTAATAACGAAACCGATACACTAACAAAAACAACAGATCCAGACTTTCAAACTTCAGACAGCGTTACTTTTTACCGTGGTTTTTTTGTATTTACTACAACTGACGGTAAACAATTATTTATATCAAACCTTAATGCTCCACTTACATTTGATGCCTTGGACTTTGGCAGTGCTGAAGGAGATCCAGACAGGATAGTTACACAGATTGTTGATCATGATGAATTATCAATAATAGGCTATAAAACAACTGAGGGTTTTCGTAGCATTGGCGGTGCTGATTTTCCTCTTCAAATAATCCCTGGCGCTTTTACTGAAAAAGGTGCTCACTCTAAATATGGCGTTGTGAAGTTTGATAACACATATTTGTTTATTGGTGGTGGTAAAAACGAATTAACAGGAATTTGGAGGCAGTCTTCAAGCTCTTCAGCCGTTAAAATATCAACCGATGCTATGGATAATGCAATACAAGACTTTACAGAGGATGAAATAGCAAACGCATTTGCTATGACTTTCTCTAAAAAAGGTCAATTTTTCGCAATATTTAGTTTTAACTCTTCGAGAATACCCGGTAAAACATTTGTTTATAATGGCACTGCTTCGGCTCTTGCTGGCTTCTCAGTTTGGTTTGAGTTTCAAAGCGGTGTAACTGATGCGCCGTGGCGAGTTAATGCCATAGTTAAGGCTTACGGTAAGTTATTATGTGGTGATGCTATTGACGGGCGAATAGGTCAGTTAGTAGATAAAGTTTACACTGAATATGATAACGCAGTATTAAGACAAGCAGCATCAAAACCAATGTCTCAAGATGGAATGAAGATATTTGCCGGTGAATTGGAAGCAGATTTTGAAGCTGGCGTTGGTTTAACAGTTGGTCAAGGCTCTAACCCCGTTGTAATGATGGATTTTTCAGACGATGGTGGTCGCACATTCTCAAGTCAATTCAAAAGATTTATCGGTAAAATTGGCGAGTATGGCCATGAAACGGTGTGGAATAGACAAGGGCGCTTTCCTAATGCTAGGACTATTCGATTTACTGTGACCGATCCAGTTAAAGCAAGCTTAATTAGAGTTGCGGCAACTCCTGAACCTGGTGCTCAGTAATGGCTAATAATTTAATAGTACCAAGAAGACGAGAAGACTTTTTTAAGCCTAACGGTGATCCGACACATAGGTTTATGGATTGGATCGAATTGGTGACTGGTCAGACAAATACTAGTTCTACTGATATTGAAAACACACAACAAGATGTAATAGCTTCATCTTCAAGGGTTAGCCGTAATGCAGCCAGAATAAATTCTATTGAATTAAAAGAATTTGAGATTGTAAATACAGCTATCGGAGTTACTGCCGAAGAATTTCAAGTAATAATATGTAAAAATACAACTCCTATAACTGTAACCTTAGATCCTAGCGCAATAAAAGACGATGAAGTACACATAAAAAGGCGTGGGGCTTCAATCAAGGTCATAGGCTCAATTGACGGATTCACCAATAAAACAATAAACGTGTTAAATTATTCAATGCACTTAATATTTGATGGCGTTGATTGGAGTGAGATATAAATGAGTAACAATGTATCTGAAAAACTACCAAGGACGGCGTTTGGCGAACTATTGGTCGCTGAAAACACACCTGTAATACAAATAGCTACGCAATACGGGCAACTTGGTAACACTGAGTCTTTTGTGATTGGCATAGGCTCAACAAGGGCTGAAAATGCGCTATTCTGTGCCAACACAGGCGCATCAGCAGCATCAGCGGGCGCTCTTACAACGAGGCGAGCATTATCCTATAGAGCAGGTCAAGGCGCAGCGGCAGAATTTACGGCTATGTATTCGGCAGGGGTTGCAGGTAGCTGGCAACGTGCTGGCTTACTAGGCGTTACTGACACGTTAGCTTTTGGTTATGAAGGGGATTCGTTTGGCATTACTTACAGGCTTAATGGCGTGTCAGAGGTGCAAACGCTACAGGTAACAACACCAGCGGCAGGTGGAGAAAATGCCACAGTCACAGTTGATGGTGTAGCCTATGTAGTACCGTTAACAGCAGGAACGGTTGAGCATAACGCCTTTGAAATAGCGCAGAGCTTAAACGATCAAGTTAGTATCTGGTCGTTTGATAGTGTTGATGATTCTGTTGTCGCTATTTCAGTGTTTTCCACACCAGCGGGTGCTTTTGCTTTTTCATCCGGCACTGCGGTAGCTAACTGGACACAAAACTCAGTAGGCAGTCACGGCACGGTAAACCACATCCCAGAAGCTGACTGGAGCGAATACCCTTTAGACTTTGATGTTAACCCAGACAAGCTAACGCCATTTAAGATTCAATATGAATATCTGGGCGGTGGAGGTATAGATTTTTGGATAGAGAACCCAGAAACAGCAGATTTTGAGTTAGCGCACAGACTAAAGCTAGCAGGAACACTAACAACACCATCACTACGAAATCCTACCTTCAAAATTGGATGGTCGGCACTAAATACAACTAACGCAACTGACCTAGAGGTTTGCGGAGCATCAGCGGCCGGATTCATCGAAGGAAAAAGGATTGCAACAACAGGCTCAAGAGCTTTTAGCTCAGAAACGCTTAGTGTTGGCTTAACGGCTACAAACATAATCACTGTTAAGGTTAGAACTGAGTTTGGTGGCATCCGTAACTTAGCTGAAATAGGCTTAGCTATTGTTGGCTTGTCTACAGACTCAAGCAAGCCAGTTGTGGGTGAGTTAATCAAAAACGCTGATTTTGGCGGCTCACTAACTTATTCTCATATTAACCAAAATGAATCAGTCGTGCTTGTAGCAACAGATAGCGTGGCGGTGACTGGAGGCGAGGTTATAGCGTCTGCTCCTCTAGGTACGATAAACTTAGAATCACTTGGTCAAACGCTAATACCTGGCGACACATTGACTATAGCCATGCGAGTAACACAAACGCCAGCATCCGCGATGGGCGCTAATATGATATGGATAGAGGATCAATAATGGCAACTACTCCACTAACACCAATAGTATCAGCGTTTGATTTAACGACAAGTTATCAACAGGTTTATTTAGTACCTTCAGACAAACTAGGTGCTGGCATTGACGCTGTTATTTTTAATAATTATTCCACTGGTAACATTCAATTTAGTGTAAGAATTATTCAGTCTGGTGCTTCTGGCATCTTGAATGAGATAATAACTGATAAAAATATTAGGGCTGAAGGTAACGATTTAGCACCAGCAATGATTGGTCAAGCACTACAAACAGGCGGTTCAATTGAAGTTAAGGCAAGCTCAAACAATGCGGTTAGCTTATCAATAACAGGAACTATTGTTGATTCTTAGCTATTTAAACCAAAATTTAGTATAATTGACCAATATTAATAAGGGCTAAGATGATAAGACTAGCAACAAAAGAAGATATTCCAGAAATGTTACGCATGGGCGAGTCATTTTTTGATGCTTCAGGTTATAGTGATCTAACTACATTTAACAAAAAAGACACTGAAAAACTATTTATTAAGTTGATTGATGAAGGTTGGCTTTTAACAGATGGCAAAAGCACTATTTTAGGCTTTGTTGTTTTCCCTATGTTTATGAATAATAGCACCGTTATTGCTCAGGAGTTGTTTTGGTGGGTAGATAAAGATGCCAGAAAAGAAGGTGTTGGAATTGAAATACTAAAAGAAACAGAGATATTGGCGAGAGAAAACGGCGCTACAGCAATGCTGATGTTATCAATATCTGAATTAAACGGTGATTCTGTGAATAAATTATACGAAAGGCTTGGGTATACTAAGCGAGAACAAACTTATATGAGGGTGTTGTAATGGCGATAGGTACAGCAGGGGCGATCATTGGCGGCGCTGTCATTGGTGGAGTAGCAAGTAGTAGCGCGGCAAGCAAACAAGCGAAAGCACAGTCAAAAGCTTCCGGGGCTGCCATTGCTGAACAGCGTAGACAGTTTGACATAACTCAACAAAATTTACAGCCATTCACTCAAACAGGTGCAGACGCTTTAAACCAACAGCGTATTTTGTTAGGTTTGGGCGCTTTACCTGAACAAGTACAACCAAACGCACAGTTGCAACAGGGTGTTGCTTTACAGGCTGGTTTGCGTGACGCTGAAAGTAGGTTACAAGGCACTAGAACTGGGATTATAGGCAGGGTGTTAGGTAAAGTGGCACAAGGACAACAAGGCGGCATTGATGCGCTACAAACTGAAGCAGATCAAGCTCAAGCGGCTGCTAATCAAAGTAATGTAGCACTAGGCACACCAGCAGAACAACAAGCGGCGGCATTTGCAGCATTTGGTGAATCACCTGGACAAAAATTTTTACGAGATAGAGCGCAAAAGAACTTATTAAGAAATACTGCGGCTATTGGTGGCTTAGGTGGTGGCAATGTTCGGTCTGCTTTAGTTGAGCAGGGTGTAGGTTTTGCACAACAAGACTTTCAAAATCAATTTGCCCGTTTAGGTCAGTTAGCCGGTCAAGGTCAAGCAGCGACAACAAATGTTGGTCAGTTTGGACAAGCTACTGCTGGTAATATTTCTAATTTATTACAAGCACAAGGTCAGGCTAGAGCTTCAGGCATTGCAGGACAAAACGCAGCTTTCCAACAAGGTTTAGGCGGTGTTCTAGGTGGTTTAGCTCAAGGCGGCGCATTTAGTCCACCACCACCAACAGGCGGCGGCAGCGTAATAAATCAAGGAACATTTAATCAAGGTGCTGGTGTTGATTTTAGTCAATTTGGGTTTTCAGATTCTAGACTTAAAAATAATAAAGTTCATAGAGGCACTGAGAACGGTTTTAATGTGTACTCTTGGGATTGGAACAAGGCAGCAAACAAACTAGGCTTATTTGGCTCAGGATTTGGCGCAATGGCTGACGAGGTTAAGGTTATCATGCCTGAAGCTATACGAGTTATTAAAGGGTTTATGCAAGTCGATTATAATATGATTGGAGTACAAAATGGCTAACGGAACAACATTAGACGCTTTAACTGCTGTCAATCGAGGGTTACAGTTTAGGCAGCAAGAGCAATTGCGCCCATTACAATTACAACAAGCTGAACTAGCTTTACAGCAACAGCAACAGCTTGCGCCTTTACAGTTTCAGCAACAACAACAGAATTTGGAAACTGGCGCATTAAACTTGCAAAATGTTCAATCACAAATTGATCAACGCACAGACCAACAAAGAAACTTGTCTTTGATTAATACTGCTTTGCGTGTTGATTCTGCTAGTGATGCTGAAATTATTCCTATTTTAGAGGCTCAGATACAAAATGTTGAGTCTAGAGGCGGTCAGGCCAATGAGTCTAGACTTGCGCTAGATTTAGCTAGAAAAGGTGATTTTGCCAGTGTTCGAAAAGGTGCTACAGATTTAATTAATATTGGAGTTAGGCAGGGTGATATATCAGCACCAGTCGGACAAGTTAAACCGACAGCCTCACAGTCAGACTTTCAAACATTTAAGCAGTTAACAGCCAGAGCAAATAAAACACAAGATCCTATTGATATTCAGCTTGCTCAGCAGTTTGGTCGTCAATCAGGTTTTGACAGAGAAACGGCAGAAGAATTAGCGGCTATTGATGTATTAAAGGTATCAAAAACAGAACAAGTTAAGAAAGCCGCCACAGCATCTAAAGAGGCTTTTGACAGCTTAAAAGGTGTAAGGCGCACAATCGCAAACATTGATGATGCCATTAAGACTTTAGATAAGGGCGCGGAAACTGGTCCAGTAATATCTAAATTACCAAGCTTTAGACAAGCAGCAATTGAACTTGATAACATTAAAGGCCGTATGGGTTTAGACGTTGTTGGAGCTACTACATTTGGGGCATTATCAGAAAGCGAGTTAGCATTTGCTTTGAATACCGCATTGCCTGATAGTTTAGAGCCTGAAGCTTTAAAAAGCTGGTTAGTTAGAAAGAAAGACTCGCAAACAAAACTATCTAACGAGCTTAGAAAAGCTGCATCATTCTTGGGTACTCCAGGAAATACGATTGCAGACTTTATCGCGCAACAAGAAAAAGAGAATCCTGATGTTTCAAATTTATCTGATGATGAGTTATTTAAATAATGGCTAATACACAGCAGAAATGGCAAGAGATAGCTAACAGAGGGTTACAAGCTAATTTTGACCCTCAAACACGACTAAAGTTTGATGAAGCGGTAAACCGTGGACTTATAACTATGCCTGAACAGCAAGGGGTTCAAAATGACATTGATACCGGCGTTAATAATATTGCTGCTTTGCCTAGTGATAGTGTACAACCTGTAATTCAACAGGATTTTGTGCCAACTGATGAAGCACTAGCAGCAACCGAGCAACCAGCAGCGCAGTCAACTGTAGGTGATGAAGTGTTAGGCGGTTTAGATGTTGCAAAAACTGTTGTGAGTTCTGCTGTTGCAGAGCCTGTCGCTGGGTTAGCTGGTTTAATTAGTTCGCCTTTTGTTAGTCAAGATCAAGCAGTTAAAAATATAGAGTCTGTTAGAGAGTTTATTACTTTAGAACCATCAACACAGGAAGGTCAAAGAAACCTTAAAGTTGTTGGTGAGTTAGTTAATAAAGGAGTTGATCTTGCAAATATACCAGCTTCTGGTTTGGTTGGTATTGGTGAGGTTTTAACGGGTCAAGGTTTAGAGCAAGCAGCGCAAAGCGTTAGAGATGTGCAACAAAAAGGTTTTTCAACTGTTCTTGGTCAAAGAGTGCTAGAAGAAACAGGAAGCCCTGAGCTTGCGACAATAGCACATTCTTTACCTACTGCCGCACTTGAAGCAATTGGAGTTAGAGGTTTAAAGTCTGCTCAATTTAAAGGTGAAAAGCTATCTGGTAATGTTGCGAAAGCAATCCAACAGGCAGCGCCAGATTTACAAACAATAAACAAAGCTAAAAATGCAGCGTATGATCAACTAGACAATTTTGGTGTAAAAGTTAAATCAGAAGTGTTTGACAAGTTCGCTGATAGAGTTAACGCCAGATTGATTAAAGAAGGTGCTGATCCAACATTAACACCTAAATCAACAGCAGCACTTAGACGCATTGTTGAGGCTAAAGGTTCAGCTAAATCATTATCTGAATTAGACACGCTTAGAAAAATAGCCAAAGGCGCAGCAAATGACATTGATAAAACAGATGCTAGATTAGGAAATATTATTATTGCTGAGCTTGATTCTAGTATTGATAAACTATCCTCACAAATTGGCGGTAAGTTTAAAGAGGCTAGAGGTCTTGCACAAAGGGCGTTTAAATCTCAAGATGTTGCTGACATGATAGAAAACGCAAGCCATACAGCAAGCGGTTTAGAAAATGGTTTAAGAATTGAAGCAAGAAAGATCCTTAAAAATAAAAAGCGCAGAAAAGGCTTTACTTCTGAAGAGTTGAAAGCACTAAGAAAAATAGAGCAAGGAACTACAACAGCTAACGTTGCTAAGTTTCTTGGTAAGTTTGGCATTTCAGAAGGGCAAGCAACAAGTATGCTAGGTGCTTCTATTGGTATTGGTGGCGGTGGCGCTATCGGTTCAGCGTTTGGCCCTGCCGGTGCTGCTGTTGGTGCGCTTGCTGTCCCTGCAATTGGTCAGATAGCCAAGAAAACAGCGCAAAGACTTACATTAAACAATACTAAGTTTGCAGATGATATAATTAGAGCCGGTAAAAATTCAAAAGAAATCACTAAGGCTTATTTGAAAAATACGCCTATAGCAGAAAGAAGCGTTTCAGATTTAACAGATTTACTTTTAGATCCAAGCTTAACTGGCGGTGATGTTAAATCACTTATTAAAGTTAATTCTCCAAACAATAAACTGATACAAGATGCTATATTTTTTGTTGGTGAGATAAAAAGAAGATCACAACAAGCCGGTTCAGCCGCATTAATAACTCAACCAGATTTAAACAAGGAAAATAACTAATGGCTTCAAGATTCATAGCACCTTTTTACGATGTAGGATCGGGCATAACGCCATCTAGCGGAGCTCAATTAT